ACATAGGAAAAGACAAGAAATGGCACCCTGGTAAATACTTATTTACTGTTGACTTTGCCCACCCTGAAGCTAATATCCTTGACACGGATCATTCAGAGATACCGCACGAGCACAAATGTGCACATATCATAGCCCTAGATGACGGGAACTATGCAGCACAACCTAACAATAGATGTATTTGGGATATCCCTTCGTTTACTGTTAAAGACAATGTGCCAGATTGGAAAGTGCAAACATCTGAATGGAATGTAGAGAACACAAGTCAATGGAAAACAGAAGATACTGATAAGTTCTTCTATGAAATTGAGGAGAAGAAACATGATTGAAAAATGTAAAAATATTTGTTGCAAAGTTTGGGACAAAATTAAAGCTGTCTGGAACTGGATCGTGTCAAGATTCAACAGGTAATTTATGGCGCTAAAAATCGGAGAGGACGTTGTTCAGAATAAAATGGCCACGTGGTGAAATGGGATCTTTGCCCGCGGATAGCGAGCAATTCATGATGTTGGAGGATCTTTATAAGCAGGTGGATAAGATCAATGCGCAACTTGAAAAGATGATGAACAATAGAATTAATATTGAATTTTTACGAGGACAGATGGATAAAGTTCTTGTAGATATTGAAGCGTTAAAAGATAAGAATAGGGAGATGTATTACAATGGATCGAATGGCTCAAAAAGTAATTAAGTATATTTCTGATATGGAAAAGAAGGCTAAACAAATGAGTTATGTTAAGCATCTTAAAAAAGAAGTAGAAATTGGTGCTAACGGCACACAAAAATATATGGTAAAAGAAGGACCGAACAAAGGTAAAATATTATGATCGCAGAAGTGGTGGCCCTCCTCATGTTTATAGGACCAGATATCAAGGAGCATCGTATCCAGCCAGAGGGTATGGCCCAATGTCTTCGCCATAAACGTATCGCGGAGAGACAGTTTAAACCAAATATTCAATACAAATGCATAAGATCTAAAGCAGAATTAGAAGTAAATATTGATGGATCACAGGCTATTAAAAAGTTAATATTAAGCTAATGGAAAATTACGTAGTAGAGCCCTTTTTACCTATAAACACTATCATAGCATTTCTATTGCTTTGTGTTGTAATTTATGTAGGATTAAACGATAATAACAAAAAATGAAACTTACAGCTAACATAACTCTTGATGAGTTGACTAAGTCTCAGGTTGCGGAGAGAAAAGGTATTAACAACAATCCTAATCCTGCGCAGATTGAAAATCTAAAAGCATTGGCTACAAACATATTGCAGCCAGTTAGATCTCATTTTGATAAACCATTAATTATTTCATCAGGGTTCCGTTGTGCACAGCTGTGCCTAGAGATAGGTAGCAGTGTGAACAGCCAACACGTAGCAGACAACAGCGCAGCTGCAGCAGACTTTGAAATACCTGGTGTAGATAATAGAGAGCTGGCTCTTTACATCAAGAATGAGCTAGAATTTGACCAGCTCATTTTAGAATTTTACAAAGATAACGAACCGACTTCGGGCTGGATACATTGTAGCTATTCAACTAATCACAATAGACAACAGTCCTTGCGTGCACAGAGAGTTGATGGTAAAGTGGTGTACACACCATGGCTAGAATAGGACAATTAACATCACAAATCGTAACAGGTAACTGCCCAGAGTGCAGATCAGAAACTCTTCTTGTATCTTTTGAACCACACATTTACAGATGTGTAAACTGTGGTTTTGATCTTGAACAGAAAGTAAACGGCGTAATTAAATACGTTGTAGCTAACGATCAAACAAAATTTAAAGCAAGCATTCTACCAGACGAAGATCATGGCTAAAAAAAGACCACTCTTCGGTGTATCAAACTACACAAAAAGAACTCCCAAAAAACGTCCAGGTCGCCACGCAAAAAAATACTCAAAACGAACACCTTATCGTAAAGCCTATCGCGGACAAGGGCGGTAATGTGGTGGATAATTATATTTTTCTGGTGGATTGCATTCTTCATGCTTATGCTGGTATATAGCGCTTTTATATTTGGAGAGTTTATTGTTTGAAAAAGTCACTATCATAACGTTGTTATATCTAACAACCTTTGGCGATATACAGATGCAATCGTTTGAAGTTGTATCAGGTGATAGCTGTGAGTCTTGGTATCATCACAATGTAAAAGTTGGAGAGAGAAAGAAACGTAAAGTATTCGGCAATCATTATTACCACAAATATCAAGACAAAGATGTTATTGGCTATATCTGTAGTGATGACGTTCCACAATAAATAAACCTATCCCACGAGGGAAAAAGGGGATAGGTTGTAAGGTGAGAAAAGTAATTCTTATCTGTCATAATTTTGACACAATGTCAAGCGCCCATAATGGACTTGCATTTAAACGTAACATATATCTTATTACTGTTAACTAAATCAGGACCCATTTCGGACAAGGCATTAGCTGTCATCAGTGTTCCGTTCGCAGCACAATCAAACCAAGTGGCATGCTCGCCAGCGTTGTACTCTGGCATACAGTCACCATGAAGCGCAGAACAAATTTTCATAATTAAAATATATTTAGTCATTGACAATCCTATATGATTATCCTATATATTTGTGAAAGGAAAGTATATGACAGACACAAG